ACCAACTTTGTTATTAATATTATTTGCGACTACATTAAATTCTCTATTCGCTGTTATATCAACTTTATCGCCACTAATTTTCACGCCATCTTTATCAATAGTATGTGAAGTAATCGCCCCATTTTCGTCATACCTTAAATAGATGCCTTTCATAGCATTTACAGTGATGTCTGCTAACAATCTTGATAGTGTTCTTTTAGAAGCATTAAACTCTTCTTTAGTAGTTCTTAATTTGATTTCCTTACCATTTTGTATAATTTGAGAACCATAGCGAGTCAATGTTTTCCTCTGTGCATCTGTGCTTTCTTTGACCTTGTTGTCTGTATAAGCATTAGCTTTCTTTTCAGCGTTTCTAGCCTTTAGTTCTGCGTTTTGTTTTGCCTCTTCAAGTTTAGCTTGAGCATCTTGTATAGCGCGTTGCTCTTCTTCCGAAATTTTACCATCAGCATACGCTTGCGATTCCTTCTCTTTAAGATCATCTTGAGCATCAATGTATGATTTTAAAGCTTCTTGCGCTTCTTGATTTGCTTGTTCAATACTTGCTTTAATCTCAGGATTATTGGACAAATCACTTAACTGGTCATCAGTATATTGTTTTTGTTCTTCCAATCCGTTTCGATATTCGTTTAACGTAACTTTATCTTTGATTTCACCTTTTAAAGTCGTTCTCTCAGCTTCAGCAGTATCTAAACGTTCAACAATACCGTCTTTGTCTGTTTTATAGTCCGATGTTTTTACATAGTCACGTAATTGTTCTTTTGTGGATTCTCTAGCTGCTTCAATAGCTGATTTAACAACATTAGGTTCTCCGACTAACTGCAAATCTTCATTCACCGTTAAACCAAATTTTGTTGCTATTATTTCCAACGCTTCTTTATATTTTTCATCAGTGTATTGTGACTGTAATAATTTAAATCTATCTGAAATGGCGATTTTGACATCTTCTACATCTGTATAAACATCTTGTAATTTCTTTCTATACTCAAGAAATAAAGCTTGTGTATCTACCAACCGACCAATCGTTGCAGTTTCGGGTGTCATAGATTCTAAATTATTTTTAATTTGATTATAAACATCAATCACAGCGTCTAAACTTGCTTGTAAGTCCGCTTTCAAATCATTATCTACTAAGTACTCGCTATTCAGTAATTCTGTAGCTTCTGACAAAAGACTAGCGTGTTGTATAGATAAATTAATAAAAATATTGTTTAATTCACTGAATAGCGCTTTCTCTCTTGTTATACCACCTAATTTTTCAACATCATTTGGTGTTGCTTCAATCCATCGACCATTCCAATATCTACGCAAGACAGCAACATCAGGGTTACTTGTATCATACCAAAGCATATCATTGACTGGATTTTCTGGCGGTGTATCACTTTTGTGTATTTTGCGTTCAAAGTATTCTAATTCACCATCTACAACATCTTTAACTATAGTGTTGATATTGCTAATATTGTCGTTTAATTTTTGGTGTATTAGGTTTAATCGCTTGTTAAACTCTTCTCGTAATTCTGATTCTTTGAACTCTTTAGGTTGACCGAATGTATATGTGCTATTTTCTGAAATTATGTTATATTCTTCAGCAATAACTTCTGCCTCTACATACAATGGCGGGTTAAAATCTCTATGTTTTACTCTGACTGTATCGCCAATTGATATAATCTCGTGCGGATACGTAACTTCCAAATCAGTAGAAGTAATCTCATATGACATAACTGCCGACTTACGTTTATTTAACTCTGTTTTGGCTAAAGAACTTAATCGTGTTTCATTCATATTTTGATCATCTGATTGTGGTTCATATATCCCCCAAATATAGCGCATAGGTAGGTTGAATTGACTTTGCGCTTCGTCATCTGTCACAACTAGCTCTAAACGCTTCCCTTTGTCATTTTCAGGTCCCACAGCAATTAATGCTGTTTTGATTTCTGACATATCAATCTTCCTAGTTAACCCAACCAAATCTTTACCATACTCAATTTCTTTACCTTTGAATAAGCTGTTTTTCTTTTTGAGTACCACATATCTACCTTTGACGGTATTAGAACTAAGCTCTATATAAAAATCCAATACCATTTTATAGGTTGTACATAATTGCTTTAAAACTTCATATCTAGTTTGATAAGAAGTCCATGACGTAGTACGTAAGCCATCGTATTCGGTTTGTTCAGAAACTTCCCAACCTGTATCGCTCAACACATCTTTCAATGCTTCTGAAGTTGTCTTTTTCTCAAATTTGCCTGGTGCATACGGTTTAGCTGTTGTTATATCAGCAAGATAAGACGCTATACATTCTATCTCTGTGTAGCCGTCCATCGTATCTTGAACCCAGTTAATAATAAATTCACGCCATTGTTTGTTTGAATCCCTTATAATAACACGATGTCGTTCACGGAACTTTTCAGCTCTTTCTGATGATATGAGCAGTTCAAGCATTTCTGAATTGTCATTAACATTACGTTTATGAATCGCTCTAACTAAGGAAGGGTCATCAGTAGAAAGGAAATCTATAATCTTGTCGTTAAAATCTAAAACATGTATCACACTCTCATCTCCTTTCTATAAATATCTATCTTGCCATTTAACCGTCGTATCAAAGACGTTTTCAGGTTGTATGATTAATTCACTGTACCCAGAATCAACATTGAAATAATTACTTCCAAACGATTTCTCGCTCAACATTGGTTCCTCATTGATGACAACACTTTTTGCTTGCATATCTATTTTCACTAAATCACCTTTTTGTATAATGACATCCCTTGCGCCTTTCGGTTTCGGTAGAATCTCCGTATTGAATGAACCTAATCCATTCATCTCCATCCACTTATAACCGTTATACTTCGCACTATAGATAGCTATGATAGAAGCTGGACGCTGATAAAACTTACCGCCATCTATCCACTCTTTCTCATCCATATCAATAGGTTTACGTCTATCTGGGTCTTTAATGTGATCAAATTTCCAAGTTTTAATAGAAAATTTATTACCTACTCTTCTGAGCCGCATATAAACAACGATTCTGTCCAAGTTATACATTATCGGTTTATTCTGATAGTCGTATATCTTTTTGGGGTCTCCTTTTTGGTTATACAACGTAACAACAATATGTCCTATTTTTCTATCATGATATTTATTTTCATAACCAATAGAAGCAAGTAACTTACCATCACTATCATAAATATGTTGTGCTGTTCTTCCGGCACCTTTACCTTTTTGTTCAACAATACATTTATAGGTAATTTGAAAATCTGTCATCGCTTTAGGGAGCCCTCGTTTCGTGCCAGCACCAACCCAACCTTTTGCATCAGGAAAATTAGTTGCTTTATATCCTTCGCCAAGATTGGATATCACAAAGTCACCGCCGACCTTACCACCTAAGTCATTACTTGGAATATCTTCAGTAATCATCTTAGTCCAACCTTTGAAATCACGAAACTCACTATGATAAACAGGAGGCATGTAATCCTTAACTTCTTTGGTTACCTCATCATCACCAACCATAAAATAATCTTCATCATTTTTAGTAATCATAAAGTAACTAGATGGTTTAATTGCTCGGGCTTCAACAATTAAAGGAGTGTCAGCAGTCCCACTATTTACAACTGAAACTTGGTCTGAAATCGCAGTATTTTTATTTCCTGTTACTGAATATTTGTAAGGGTCTGTTAGTACTACTTTGATAGTGAACTTAACAGGTATTGCAAATTCTTTGTGCAGCTTTATTGGTCCTTCAAAATAAGCGTTCCAGTACCAATCTTTAGATTTGAATTGTAATTTAACTTGTTCCTCGTAGTTAAAAAACTTTACTAATTCATTCAAGACGTCATCATGTGTTTTAATGCCGTTGTGAGATAAATAGTCATTACGTACCACCAAAGGTATATCAAAACTATAAGATTCAAGCCTACGCCCTTTATATATAGACCCCGAACGTCCATCTACATTTTCTGTTTTTAAAACATAATTAAAAGAGGGTATTTCAAACCCTCTTTCGACATACAACCAAGGAATTGTTTTGTTGTTCACTTTAATAGTGTCTATCATTGAATAGCAATTCCTCCTTTTCTAAACTTTACTTTTGTTGATTCTTGCCTTTCTCGCTTTTCTATAGACGCGTTCACCTTTTTATCAAAAGCGTATTCGTCAATAATCGGCTGATAATCTTTATCTGCAATCACATCGTTAGATTGCGCTATCTTCAGTAATAAAGCTATTTGTTGTTGCTGTTGTTCAATCATTTTCAATAATAAGCTTGGGTCATCAAACCCATTTACACTAGATAATTGACTAGGTCGTTTATTCTTACTTGCGTTTTTCCCTCTAACTTCCGCAGCTGCATAATGTAACATCTTCATTGCATCATTTCTACGAGCTGGATCTGTTGGAATAACCCATTCTGGATGACCGTCTTCACCTAAGTTATACCAACCATCAAAAACTTTTCCGCCTGTAGCATATGCGTAATCACCCGCACGCTTAAATCCATCCCAACCGTAGCGTCTAACAATGTACTGCATTGCTGAAATACCTTGATGAACCGGATTATTAAAGTTAGTATATCCACGTTTAGCGTTTGCTCTAAAAGTTGAGCCGATGATTTGGAATAATCCTCTTGATGGGTCTCCTCTTTGAGCATTTATATCCCAGTTATTCACTGCATTTGACTGGTAGTTACTTTCACGTTTTGCAACGCGCATCATTTGGTCATGAATCCACTTACCTTTATAACGACCACCTAAAATACTTTGCGCTTGTCGGATTACTCGACTGGCATAAGTTGCGCCACTTCCAGAAGTAGCACCGCCACCACCTATTGATAATCTTCCTTTTTTCTTAGCATTCCTTAAATATGGTTCAGGGTCAAAATGTCGTCCATTTCTCCTCATTTCAAAATGTAAATGTGGTCCTGTACTAAATCCGGTATTACCAGTTAAACCAACAACATCACCGGGCTTTACCATCGTGCCACTAGGTGGTGATTTGCTAAAGTTTTTCAAATGCGCAAATAGCATATCGATAACGCCACTAGTAATTTTTACATAATTACCATAACCACCAGACATAAATGGCATTCTTGTAAGTCTGCCACCCATCGGCGTTCTAACTTCTTGATATACAAATGGAAAATCGACACCTTCATGAAATGGTCTTCCAGTTGCAGCGGTATAAGCTGCGGTACGTCCATAATGATAATTAATTTTGTCAGGGTCTAATATTCCGCCGACTAAATCGCCACCGCCCATAGCTTCTAAATTTTCTTTTATCCAATCAGTAGCACTTTTCTTAATCTTAGACCATGCAGCTTTTGTTATGTCGCCTGCAATTCCCATACCTTTAGTTAAAGAATTGAAATCAATTCCAAAAGCTTCAAGTATATAATTTAAAAGTTTGCCTGGATTTTCAATAAAATCTAAAACATCGCCAACTTTATCGCCAAGCCATTTGGTACCTTTACCTATTTGATCTTTTGTCCAGTTAAATGCCGATGATGCACCGGATTTAATATCTTTCCACATAGTACCTATGCTAAATCTTGGAAGCGTTCCATTTAACATTGAATAAGTTTGTGCGCCGTTATATACTTTTGAACCTTTAGGTAAGTACGCTGTCGTATCTGTATTAGGCGTAAGTACCCGTTTGCCATTAGGGAATTCAATCATTTCATTTCTGAAACCATTCGGACCATTTCCACGTCCTTTATCCCCAACCGTAGCGAACGTATCCCGCGCAATCTTACCGTTCTTAACTAATCTTGTAGTAGTATGCGTATGTTCAGTACCAGTGTGTAACTTCGGTATTTTGTCCATACCCAACTTACCACCGACCCAGTTTAAACCTTCAATTAATTTATTAAGACCTCTTTTAACAGCGTCTACCATACCACCGATATGATCTTTAATTTTACCAATGATAGATTTTAAACCGTCACGCATGCTTCCAAAGATGTTACGCACTCTATCCCATAAGCGACCAGCTATACCTACAGTGTTATCTTTAATAGAGTTCCAGATGTTTGACATCCAATTTCTTAATTTAATAAATATATCTTTCGTCGCATTCCATAAACTTGTGAATTTAGACCTTACACCCGTAAATAACGAATGAGCCTTGCCGACGGTATTGCTTTTGATATTATTCCACGTACTAGATAACCAGTTTTTCATATTAGTGAAAATAGATTTAACACTATTGAATAAGAAACCAAAAATACTTTTTGTTGCATTCCAAATTGCCGATAATGATTTCTTGAAAACGCCTATTATAGCAACCCATATAATAGTTATTAAACCTTTTAGCAATCCGCCAAAGTACCTAACAACGCCAAGTATTTTGCCTACAAACCATAATTGAATTAAATTCCAAATTAACTGCACAGTACCTTTCAGTATCATTACAATGCCGTCCCAAACGCCTCGCCAGTTTCCTGTGAAAAGACTAGAGAACACTTTGATAATACCCAAAATAATATTAATAGCCCCTTGTATTACACCTTTGATATTTTCCCAAGTGCTGACAATCAAGGCTTTAACCGCCGGCCAAATAAATTGCATCACTTGCCAGATTGCGAACATAATTGGTTTAATTACAAAATTTAAAATAAATTCAAATATCGCTTTAATAAAGTTGCATATATTTTGAAGTGCTTGAACAATGGAAATTCCATTTTCATTAAAGAATCCATTGATTTGACTCCAAATATCTTTAGCAAAATCAACTATTGCTGATATCGCTTGTTTAAAGATGTTTTTAACAGAATCAATGAAAGGTTGAATAAATTGAATAAAATTACTAAATGTTTGTTTAACACTTTCAATTGCACCATTAACAAAATTTCTAAATGTTTCAGATTTCTTATAAGCAATTGTAAATGCGACTGCTAAACCAGCCAATACACCTAATACAATGCCAATTGGACCAGTTAAAGCTGTGAAGACAGTTCCTAATATAGGTACTTTAGTCGATAAAAAACTAATCAATCCACCAGCCTTTGCAATACTAGCTAATAATGGAGCTAATACAGTTACTGCGTTGCCAACTGTGCTTATGAATGCACCTAATCCAAAAACTACAGGACCAATTGCAGCAGCAATACCACCGAATATAACAATCGACCTTTTAGATCCATCACTTAAACTTGAAAACCAATCAACTGCTACAGATAGCTTTTTGATTAATTCTTCCATGACTGGAGCAAACGCACTTTCAATAGAAGCCCATACATCAGCACCTACTAATTTAAGTTTATTCATTGCTACTTTAAATCTTTCGGAGCCACTTTCAGAATCTTTAAATGTCTGATTGACCGTTCCTTGCGAATCTTCGATAGTTTTTAAGAACTCTTGGTAACTAAAGCGACCGCCTTTAATAGCATCTGCTAAATCAGGACCTGCTTTTGCACCAAATGCTTCAATCGCTAAACTTGTTGCGCTAGCTATATCCGGTGTCCTTTCAATTTCTGCTAATGTCTTCTTAAATTCTTCTCTTGGGTCTTTACCCGCTTTACCCCAATTGGATATAGCTTTTTTCAAACCACTGAAGGCTATTTCAGTATTAACACCTGATTTCTCCCATTGAGAGAATAAAGCGATTGATTCTTTCATCTCAAAGCCCATAGCCCTCATTGGAGCACCGTATTTAGTAATGCTATCAGCTAATGTATCAACACTTATACCGCTAGCCTGTGCTGCTTTCGCTACCATATCAAGTACACTTTGATACTCATCAGCTTCAATACCTGCATCACCCATTGCACGCGTAATTAATTGAACGGCTTGTACGCCGTCAGAACCTGTTATGTGACTAAATTTCAAGAATGACTCTGTGGCACTCTCAAGTTCTTTGCCAGTGAAACCTAACCTTGTGTTAACTTCCCCTAAAACACCGCCTACAGTCTCAGCGTCTTCTGGAAAGTTGCCATAAACATCTTTAAATGAATTCTGCAACTTCTTAAGCTCTCCGCCGGTTGCTCCTGTTGCTTGGGTAACTGTATCTAAACCTTTATCAACTTCTGCAAAAGCTTTTCCTGATGCTGCTGCAATACCTAAAACAGGTGCAGTTACACCAATCATCAAACCTTTACCAATGGATTTTAAACCATCACCCATTTTTGTTAATTTAGGTCCCATACTTTCAAAAACTTTACTGGTTTTTCCCCAGCCACTTTCTGCCATTCTTTGAGCTTCAACTTGAGCTTTTTTGAACTCTTCAAACTCAGTTGTTGTTTTTTCTAGTTCTTTTTCTAAAAAATTCAGCTCATTTGCTTGTTTGTTATATTCTTGTCGTAATTTTTGAGCTTCCGCGCTGTTTTCGCCCTGTTCTTGAGATACCTTGCCATATTGCTTGGCTAAATCATCAACGTTTTTCTTATAACCTGTGATAGTTCCATCAAGTTCTTTAATCCTTTGTTTGTAACTATGAGTTGATTTTTCGGTATATTTGAAGTTGTTACCGGTTAACTTTAAGTCAGAATTTAAAGTTTTAAAGTTTCGTTTGATTTCTGCAAATGATCTATTTAAATTTGCTGCATCTAAATCCAAACCTATAGATAAACCTTTTATTCTTTCTCCCATTTTTTACCTCCTTTCTAAAAAAGTTCAAAAAAATAACCCTAACCAAACGGTTAAGGTTAAAACGCATCAATTAAAGCCTCTGCTTTTTCTTCAGAAATGTCATTGTTTTTATTTTGATATATGGAAAGTACATAATGAAATGGCATTTTTAAAACTTCGTTAGCGTCTTTACCATTTTCAATTAAGTCCATCATGAGAGTATCCATATTTTTCAACATTGCTTTATATGTTAAATCTTCAGGCTTTATTTCATGTTCTGGATAAAATTTCTAGTTTCCTCAGTTTGCTGACCTTGAGTAATGAAAATCACTTGTTCACGAAGTGCATTCATTCCATCAGGTGCATGCATACGTTCTTTTAGGTCTTTAACTGTGAATTGGTTATCGTAAATTTTTACAACCATATCCATCAATCTGTCAGCGATTTCTCTTGGTTTCATCGTGCTATTTTCGTCCTCAATATCATCGATTAAATCCATTGCTTCGTATACAATTTCAAATGAAATGAAGTGTGGTGTTAAGTACGTTTGTAATTTAATTTCATTTGCTTTCGGGTCTTCTACTAATTGAATAATGTTACGTTTTAATTTTGCCATTTTATAATACTCTCCTTATTTTCAAATAAAATAGAGGGGTTGCCCCCTCTTATGCTTCTACATTTATTGTTATAGTGTCACTCATATTACCAACTGTTGCTTTAACCGTAGCAATGCCTTGTGCTTCCGCAGTAACTTGACCATCACTATTGATTGATACAATATTCGTTTGATCTGTTGTGTATTTCAATAACTTACTTTGATTAGATGGCTCTACTACAACATTTAAATCGTATGTGTCGCCAACTTTAAGTGTTTTAATGCTATCTGGTATATTAACCGACTTTACCGCAGTTTCCGATGAAGCCGGTTTTGTTACAAAGTTTCTTCGTTACCCTCTGTCACGTTTCCAGTATATTCTTCGCCTAAAATTTTCTTTAAGAAAGCCTCTTCGCCTTTTTCACCGTCTCCATCATGATTTGTCATGTTAGCTGAATCAAAGATATACTTACGTACTGACTTTTTATTATCAACTAAAGGGAAAAGTGCCTCACCTTCAACCTCTTCACTTGAGAAATCCCAATCTTTCTCAGCCGTTTCTCCATCGATTTTAGGATTTGTAAACATAACTTTAGGTAATAAAACTGTTCTAAATGTACCGTCTCTACGCTCTTGTCTGAACCATACAGCTACGTAATTGTTTTGTTTACCTTGTTTCTCTTCGTAAACGCCATCTTCATCATAATCTTCATTAAAAACAATTTTGCGAATCTCTTTAGGGAACGCATGCATTTGTAATGAGATTTTACCTTCTCCGTCTGTATTCCCTGATTCAATTGGACCGCCATCAGCATAAGCTGTTTTTAGTTCTCCACCAGTTTCAACACCAATTTTTTGTAATCCTCTTGTTTTTGTAATATCACTATATTTTAATTCCGCGCCTTCTTTCGTTAATTTAGCGAAACCTAAACCAGTAATGTTAATATACGCCTTTGGCGCACTTGCATGTTTTACTGCCATTTAATTTTCCTCCTTATAAAAAATGCCCTCGTAAACGCGAGAGCTTCTATATGTTTTAAATTCTTCTATATATTCCGGTTTTCCATTTGAAACATTTCCCATTTTTAGTTCAGACCATAATAACTTTTGAATGCGATTAGATATCTTATTTCTTATGATTCTCGCATTATATTCATCATTGTACTTAACAAAAACATCTATTTGGACAATATAACTATATGCACACTCATCTCCGTCAGTATAAGTTGTAGGTATTGGGTCGTCGATATCGTCAATAACAATAAAAGGTACATCAGTATCTTTTACATTAGGGTATTTATTGAACTTAATATTATTGATATTTACGTGCTCTCTAATAATTCTGTCTTGACTAATCACTTCATGAACTTTGTACAAAATATCAATCACAATTTTTTCAACTCCCTTTTTAGCGTCTCAAAATACTTATTTTGCCCTTGTCTTATTGCTCTATTAACACCGCCCATAGCTTTAGGTTTGATAAATTTACCTGTTCCTTTTTGAACGTGTCCATATTCAATTAAATGTACGATTTTATAACGGTCTTTAGAACCTCGCCAATGAACAGTAATTGTACGTTTTCCGTTTATCCATTCAGGTTTACTAAAACTTACCTCATTAATTAATGCTCCCGTATCTTTTGAGGGCTTTAGTTGTTTTTTTACTTCTTCAACAATTACCTTAGCACCAGCTATTAACGCCTTATCTTGAACTTTTACCATCTCTTTTATGCCAAAACGTTTTTCTAATTCTCTTTCTAATGCTTTATCACCTATCACTTTCACACTCATGAACTATATCCTCCACGAATCATAATAAAGTCTTTATTATCCAAATCTGGTGATACTTGCTTTATATTCAAACGATTTTTGAAATATCTTGATTCAATTTCAAGATAATGTTCTTCACTGGGTAAATAATCACCTTGCGGATCACGAATATACAATTTAATGTCATTTTGGGTTCCGTTTGAGATAGCTTGTTCTAATTCACGTAACCAGACACCATCAATACTCGCCCAACAGCTATATAATAATTTTTCTTCTTTTTCTCCAGCTTCTGGACCATTATTTTCAGTATACTTATAAAAATGAACACGAGTATTTAAACGTTTAGTTGTAATTCTAGGTTTTTTAAACACTTTCTTCATCTTCTGATACCTCCATTAGAGATAACGAAAAATCTATTATTTCAGGTCTGTAATTATCGTTGAAGTGTTCTAATAAATCTTGATAAGCATATCTAGCGCGTATAAGTATCAATTCTTGACCTATTAAATTCTCTAATTCAAAAACTCCGCACTGATTTTTTATACGCTCGTACGACATTTTTAACAACTGCTTTAAGTACTCATCCTCTGAATTATGGTCAATCTTTTCAAGTGATTTAAATTTGACAAGCAAATCATCAATCGTCATTGTCTTCACCATTCAATAAGTCGACGATTTCACTTTTAACCATTGAACTAGACGCTTTTTTTTGTAATGATTCGCATAGTTCTAATAATTCTTGTTTTGTCAGCTTATCTAAAGGTACGATATAAACTTTGTCGTACTTATTTTTGATTTGATTTGTCAACAATTCAACACGAGGATTGTTATACCCTTCAGCTGGATACAACTCCCCTACTTTGTACTTGTGTTGATTGTGCTCTATGTCTTTAAAAGCTCTAACAACTTTAAATTTCACCATTTTATCACCTCATAAAATTTTATAGTGTTTCTTCGGTACCTTCTAAAGCTGGCTTATGTCCTTTTAAATCTAATTTCCAAACAGCAGCAACTTTATTATCTTTCGCTTTGCCGTAAGCAAATTGTTTTGCAGTGTATAAATCCATATCATCTAACGCAAGTGTTTCTTTAAATTTCTGAACATTAATACCACCAGCTAAATAACCATCATATAAACCTTTAACGTACGTTAAAACCTTACCTGCTTCTTGGACTGTAGACTCGATAACATTCAAATTAAATGGTAAAACAGTAACATATACGCCATTTGCATTTAAATGTGTATACTGTGCTTGAACCTCAAAAGCATCGGACGGATTAACAACCATTGTTACATTACCTTTAACCGCTACTGATTTACCTTTCTCGTTAGTTGAGTGGTATTTAAACACTTGCGTCAATTCATTAACCGTAGCGCGCGGATTAGCAAATGTAAGCGTACCTTGTTCTTCTTTCTCTGGATAAGCACCCTCAGTTACCGATACACCTTTTTGTACTTGACGGTTTAAGCCGATTGGTTGGTCTTTACCAGTACCTTTTAAGAACGCAGTTTCAAGCGCCACTGCAAATGCTTCTTCGATTTGAACACGAACAAATCTTTCAATCCACGCAGGACCAAAATCATTTAAATCTTTTGGTAAAACAACAAACGCTGTCAATTTATTTTGAATTGCTGTTTCTTCACTGAACGCAGCATCTAATTGACCTTTAATTTCACCATAGATTTTACCCCAAACGGCTACGCCAGAAGTTTCAGATTTTAAGAACTTCAAACGCAAACCAGCGTTTTTAATACCTAAATCAGCTAATAACGGATGATTCGTCGTCAAATCTTCAAAAATTCTATCAATTGTTTCTTCTGGCAAAAGTTTTTCTTCTTTATAGTTAACGTTTTTATTGATATCCATGAAGAAACTTCTTTGGTTTGCACTCAAAGATTGTGCTGATTTAGGTAAACTAGAAACTCTTTCAGCTTCTGCTTTTGCTTGTAATTTAGTTTCTTCAAATAGTTGGTTAATCATGTCACCGTACAATTCATTTTGTCTTTCTTGCGGTTCACCGTTGTTTACTGCATTAATAAATTCGTTTTTCGCATTTGCGAATGTTTCCGATAAATTTATAGTCATTTTATGACCTCCTATTTTTTGTATTAAAAAAGGAATCTTGAAAATCCATTTGCTGATACTTTACTATCTGCAACATCGATTTCTGATTCCTTTTCTTTCATATTTATTTTTTCAATTACTTTATTTGCTATTGCGTCAATATCAATGTTAACCTCTGGCGTTTTACTTACCAAAGCTGTTACACGATTTAATACATCTTTCGATAACACTTGTGTATTGCTTGCTACAATTTGCATATTGTCGTTTTCAAACATTTTACTATCCGCAAAACCTTGTTCAATGGCTTCATCAGCATTTAGCCACGTTTCCCTAGCCATCATTTCTACAAGTTCTTGTTTGTTTTTACCAGCTCTAACCGCATATGCCTCAGCCATTATTTGACCAACATGTTCTAATGTTTCTGCAGCATGATTTAGATCTTTCGCTTCTCCTTGCGCAATACTTGAAGGATTGTGAATCATCATTCTAGCAACCGGACTCATTTCGATGTGGTCACCAGCCATTGCGATAAGCGATGCCGCACTTGCTGCTATTGCTGTGATACGAACATTCACTTTGCCTTTATGAGCTCTTAAATGTGTATATATTTCACTACCAGCTACTAGGTTACCACCATTTGAGTTAATTATAATATCAACATCTTCATCACTAAATTCTAGTTGTGTTAAAACATCTTTAGGACAAGTCGAATCCATACCAAGCATTTCGTAAACCCATTTATCTTCGTTGGAAACGATGACGCCTTTAATCTCCGCTTTCATCTTCATCACCACCTTTCAAAGTGTTTTCATCTTTTTCTTTTTCATCATTTTCACCACTGTTAGCTTTTTCGTAGTTTTTAGTAATCAGGTATTCGTCTAATTCAGGATTGTCTGATGGTTCTTCACCTAACATAATCCGCACCTCATTCCTTGTAAATGAACCAGAACTTACAAGTTTGTCAATTGCTTCAGCATATTGAAGTGGGTCTTTTTTATTCACACCGACAATTTCTATTCTTGTATCTTTCAAATACATGCTTTGTGTTATGAGTTTCGCGTTTAATTCGTTCTGAATCTTTTTTAATAAAGGTGTTAAACAGAACTTCTCAAATACAAGCGTGTTTTTTTCCAAATCAGCTGTTTCTCCGTAAATCAAACCTGGAGGTATACCAATCATCAACGCAACATTTTTTATTGCATCTCTCATTAGCTCACTCAATTCAGAAAAAGGCATGTTACTATTCTTACCACCATTAGATAATTCCTCATAATCAATACCTTCTATCAAAGGCGCGATTGCTAGTTGATTTTTATTAAAAGTATTGAATAATTTATTTGTGAACGCTTGTAATTTTTCTATATTCTTTTCGTCATATGCGCTAGAGGCAGATTTCAAAATCCCTCTTATTTGATAGTTTTTTAATTGTGCACCTATCATTCTTCCGAATATTTTCCCGTAATCTTCGAATAGACTTTCTACAAAGTGTGTCACTTTATTGTTGTTGTACTTTAAATATATGACCTCTTGCATTGTGAAAGTACGTTGATAAGTATAATCTTTAACCGTTACATCTTTGAATATATCATCATACAAAGCGTACTCTTCTCTGTAAAAGCTATCTGCGATAAGTAATTCTTTGCTGTCACTTACTACGATTAAAACCTCGTTATCATAAATTAGTTTATATATAACTTGTTGCCAAAAACTATCGCTTGATAAGTCAGTATTTGGTTTTATATTTAACTTGTAGTAAACATCATTCTTTTGAATTCTATTACCTTCCAATACTTTAAAATGACTTTGAGCGACAGCTCGCGCAACAAATTCAATACAACTATCAATCGCTAAACGTTTCACATACGCTTGTTGTGATAGATCTTCTATCATATCTAAATCAAGCATATATGTTATATCTTTCCTAGTTTTAAATATCTTTTCTAGAATACTCATGTCTCACCTCCTCTATTAGAAATCTATACTCATTAATGCATCAAGCGCTTTAGACATGTCTTTGTCTACTATATCGTCTGCTCTATATAATGCGTGAACAAAAGCCATGAACCCATCGGTTTTTCTTCTATTTTCATCTTTTTTAATATATTCTTTATTACCATCGGGTTTAACCTTTACTGCAACATTATTAGTAAACCAACGCATCAAAGGATTGTCTCCATATATTACGTTATGTTTCGCAAACATTGTATCGATACGTGGTGCAAGTAATCCATGTATTGCTTTTGGATTTCTAAGTACTTCAAGTTTTATGCCAGCATCCTCAAACGCACGTCTTACAATATCAGTTCTATAATTATCAGCTATGACTTTTTCAAGCCCATATTTTTCTCTAGCCTTTAAAAACCAATCAACTATATATTCAATTTCAATGACATCATCATCGACAATGGTCAATAATCCCATTTTTTCCCATTCTTTAATAGGAGGTTCTAATTTGACATCATCCAAAAACCCTTGTCTTACAAACGAATGTCCTAACCAAATGTAATCATCGTTTTTTCGGAATAATAGCCCTACACTTGCAAAATCTCGAATGTTTGCAAAGTCTAAACCACCAATACACATTTGATTATCTAAATTTGGTATCTCTCTATTAGTCGCTAGTATTTCTTTCCATGGTGCTATTACTTTTTCAAGGTCAACTTCAGGCAAATTCATTCGCTTAGTCATGAATTCGGGCTTATTTGAACGGTTGAATGGTAAATCGTTATATTCTTCTTCAATCGTGCTTAGCAGTGTTTTAGCGTATTCTGATAACGGTTTATGTAACATTGGGTTCGCCTTTTCCCACGTCTGTCTGTCATCAACTTCTTTTGGATCGTCTAACTTACAATAAAAAGCAAACAATCTACTATTTTTAACCTTGCCACTTAATACACTTGCAATTTTGTGCTTCATTGCATCGATATAACCCTCTCTAACAAAACCATCAGTACTTATATAAAACGTTCTTCTATTTTTCTTTTTACCTAATCCACCACGTTTGACGTTTACCATTTCAGGACCAAAGAAATAATGAATTTCATCAAAAATAACACACCCCTCACGTCCACCGTCTTTGGTTTTTGTGTTTGATGTGTTATATCGAATAACCGATTTAGTTGCACGGTTTATTATTTTTGCTTTACTAACTTCATAAGGAGCTTTTGGCGTTTTACCCGTCTTATTTCGTTTGTTATCCATTAAAACGGTTCTGATTTCATCAAACGATGTTTTTGCTTGATCTTCACTATTAGCAACAATGGAGATGTGATATTCTTTAACTCCGTGTAAGGGCGTAGAAAGAAAATCACTAATAGCACTTATTAGACCGTTTTTCCCGCCTCCACGTCCCATGAAAATAGCAAATTCTGTAAAGAAAGCTTCATCTGTATTTTTATCTATAAGAAATATATTAGCTATGATAAACCTTTGAAATGGTAATGTTGGAAAATACCATTTTTCAATAAATTTGATACAATCCTCGATTTTCTGTTCATCAAAATATACATCATCTCGTGAATATATATGTTTTTGTAGATAATTAAAGAGATCAATTCTTTCTTTATTTAAAATTATCTTTCCTTGTTTCCACAAATTTATATATTCATCAACGTATTTATTACTAATCATAGGTAATCATCAGATGGCGTTTCTGTGTCTTCTTTCTCTTCGGGCAATAAATCCGATAATTGTTTGATTATTTTTTGATATGCAGCATCTCTAGCATTAAATAGTTTGGCTACTGGTCTTTCCCTTTCATATGGTGGCGCCTTTTCAGATTGAGTAAATAAATCATAGTCACCTTTTTCTTTTATGTCTTCCCACATGTAATCAAGCATTACACGTAGCCTTGCTGCTTGAATAATTAAACCATCAACTACTTTTAATTTATTGCTAGGTATGTCTTTATATAATACTTGCAGCCTTTCTTTTTCTTTAAGCACTAAGTTTTCATCAACTATAATCTCCATTTCATCACCTGCCTTAAAATGGTTATAAGAGGGGGGTTATACATGGATTTTTAAAATTATCGCGAAGTCGAGCCCCTCCCCGTTCCCCAAGTATTTTGATCGCTTTTGATTTTTTTGACCCGGGGGTATTTACCATTTTTCGTCTTTCCATTTATTTTCTTTTTTTATAAATCTCTTTTCTTTTTTGTTGTGACATTTAATACACAGTGTTTCTAAATTGTTTAAGTCATGAGCAAACTCCGGATGATGTTCTAGCGATAATATATGATCTACATCCAACGACTTATGTTTGCTTTTGTCATATGTCGTTAACTTGCCGTCTCTCTTACATTGTTGACATTCATAATTATCTCTTTCTAGTACTCTTTTTCTTGTTGTTTGCCATTCTTTAGACTTATAGAATCGTATACGTTCGTCTTTAGTCATCATAATGTTTCACCTTATATAACTTAAGTAGTATCAAGACGCATCTATACTTGATGTGTAGTAATGTATTTACAATTAGTTTGAACATGTTCATACCTCATAAATAAAAAGACACATCACATAGTAATGCGCCTCTTGTTCATGCGTCGTATTAGCATTTAATAACCTTAAATATTAATCTGATACTAACATAATAAACTGTTTTAATGCGGACTTACATAGGGTAAAAGTCCGCTACACATAACCAATATACTTTGCTAACTTATCGATCAGTGCATTCCTTCTACGTAATATACTTGTCTTACTTGTACCAAAGTAATGTGCTATATCTTCCCATTCATAACAACCAATAGGACAATCCCAATATCTAAACCTTAATAACTCAAGCGTATCCTCATCACTTTCATCTATCAATCTATCTACACCGTTAACTATATTTCTTAATGTATTGTACCTGTTATCACTAAACTTCTTTATTGCACATCGTTCAATCGGATTACCCGGCAAATTACTTTTGCCAGCTCCCGCATTATCTGGTTCATGACTTTCAAGTAATTCATATTCTCGCATCTTCAACTCTCTTCGATAGTTATCGATGTGCTGAATGTATTCTTCAAGCTTTTTGATATCGTGTTTCTCAATCTTTATCATTCAATGCAATACCTCCGATAATATAAATTACTTTTTAATATCGTTATTTATTCGCTTCAATTCAATCCTGTATTCTTCTAACCCGTTGTATCCTTTAGTTTTAACTACTTCATCAAGTAGATAATCATTCATATATCTGAGTGCTTGTATCTCTCTTGCATGATCACTATTAATACTGATACAAACTAATAGCAATATAGCAAATACAATAGTCATAGTAATCCACATCACTCACTTACCTCCGCTCGAAAGACGTAATCACTCGGCGCCTCTACATCATCATTAGCTGTCATCATAATATATACTTGCTCAGTTACATACTTACCTAACTCGTACATTGCTAGTAAGAATAATAATCTTAGTATTTGCTTAATCATTTCCCACACTCCCTTATATTTTCAAACAACTGCCCTAATTTAATAACTGCACCTCTTTTAACTTGTGCCTCGTATTTGCGCTCAGCTTCTTCTTTACTCTCTGCCTCAACAACTGTAAACGTCTGATTATCTCTAGCAGTAGTAAAATGTTCATGTGGTTGTCCTGTTGAATCTTTGAATGTTGTGACTAAGTATTGTGTCATTCCTCATAGCTCCCTTGAACTTGTTTGAGCTTACTCATAAAAAACATTACTAAAAATGCTATTAAGATATGCGTCTTTTGATGTTTATAAGCAATTGTAGATATCATAAAGATAGTAGCAAGCATTAACATTTCATATATGTTTGTGTGTATAGTCTTTTTACTCTTAAGAAAAATAATTGCTATGCGATAAAAGAGATAAACGCCAAACCCTATTAAAAATATTTCTAACATGTCGCTCACTTCCCCAAAACCTCCTTGACTCGATCCAAGATGTCTTTACACGTATCCTTTTCCTGCGTCTGCTGTTCCATCTTGTCTTTCATGATTCCTTTTCATTTTCTTTTTGTATGCGTCAATGAGTTGGTCGATAGAATAGTAAGTATTGGCGTACAAAAACGGCATTATTAAAACTTGTACAATGCTATTATCAATACCTTTTACAAATTGTTCTGTTAGCGTATGCATTACATGAACAAAATAAACTGAATGTAGTTTAGGTAAAGTAACTTCATTTTCAATCAAATCAACCATAACCTCAGTAGTTTCTTCCAAATCTTCTTCATCAACAATAGTCAAAGTTAATTGCAAACTGAAAGCTAAGTAATCAGCAATCTCATCTAATTGTGTATCTAGTGGCTTACCTGGTTGTTTCTTCCAATTTTTAAAAAACTCAAGTGTGTTAATCCACTCTACAAATTCAATAATCATACTAGCTACTGTGTCATTTAAATTTCTAGTTGGTATTCTATCGTCGAACTCCTTTTGTATTTGTAATAACTCTTGTAACTGATCAATTGTTAATGTGTTAGTCATTTTCCTGCTCCTCCTCATATTTATAGATAACTTGACCTGCCATAATTCCTACTGCTTCATCAAGTTCAATACCTTCTTTAACTGAATGTTGAATAGCATTTGTCATTCCATCAAGTATTTCATCAAATGCTCGCGCTTTCTTATACACGTCCTCAATCTCTTTTAGCAATCCCTCTGTGTCATTGCCGTTATACGCACTAGCACTTATAACGGATTGTTCAATTTGTTCACGATTATTCATCATTTCCATCTCCTCTAAAATAAAGTTAGTTGCTTCTGTTCCTCGTATTCCAAACCATGTTGCTTTATATATATTTCGAGCTCTTCAGCAGTATCAAATGTCTTTTTAACGCTTTGCCAACCTGGCACGATATGCCCGTGAAAGTAATAAGTGCCATTCACTACATGGATATGTGCCACTCGTTCGTTATCCTGATACAGATATCTCTTAGATCCGAAAAATTGGTTTAAGTATTCTTTGCGCGCGTTATATGTCATAGTCATTGCTCCCACAAGTCAAAAGCTCTTTGGACATAAAACTTCGCCTTTGCTAAATCCTCGTGTCCGTTTTTCAACGGTGCTCTAGATAGATATTTGATTGCATTACCTATTGCAAATGCTAATTGTGGTGGATACTGCGCCGTAACCTGTTCGATAAAATCTATAATTTCAATGTCGCCGTATGTGTAGTGCGCTGGTTGCTTAACATTGTCTTGTATTTCATTCATATCTACTTTTCTGTTACTGATTACACTCATTATGCTTCACTCCATTTCTTGAACATTTGGTTATAAGTATTATCAAACCAGTACGGATCACGTGAATGTTTCTGAGGTACATTAAACAAGTGTGGCTTCTTTCTTCTTAGCTCAGCCTCTCTCTTTCGCTTTCTTTCCAATTTGCGTTCGAGTCTAGCTTGTTCCAGTCTTTCTATTGTTTTCTTTTCTCTGTACTCGCTTAAACGCGTACCTTCTGGTGCGTCCATTGCTTCATGTAGTTCCCAACCGTCTTTTACTCTCTTAGAAACCATTCCAGCGGTTATACCGTGACTTTCTATTAATTCCATTTCAAATTTACTGAACCTATAAGGTTTATCATTTATTGTTACAATCCTTGCTTTTCTCGCCATTTTATCCACCTCTTATATTTCTTCTATTCGTATGATTATTTTGGGCTCAATTCCATAACGCTTTGAGCTAGTTATTTCTGTAATTTGGTTATCGTCTTTCCATACATGGCCATTACAAGCATCTAATACCGTTTTAATTAAGTTGTCGATATCCGGCTTAGTCACTTTATACTGCCCAACCATTTCGCTTTTCTTTTTCTTCGACCATGATTTAAGCAATGGAAAGTAAAAGTCTAATTCGATTTTTAGTGCGCGCTCTAGATTTAACTTAGGCATTTGCCCTTGTATATACGCTTTATGCTTTGTGTAAGACGTTGGCATGTAAGTTTGAACAAATCTACCTGTATTACGAAAGCGTGGACGAGGCGACCCCATCGGCGCATTAAACACTTCATTAAATTTAATTTCTATCTCCATGTAATCCCTCATATATATTCAAATAAGCTTGTTTGGTGTCCTAACTCCATTTGTTCATTATCAATAAGTGTATTTAATTCATAATCGTCTAAATACCAACGACGACCATTAAATTTTGTTTCTTTTATTCCAACAACTAAATGCCGACCATCTTTAAAATGTGGTGTAACTGAAAACATTTTGTTGCCGTCATGATCAAATAGATAGTATTTATCAAATGCATCCATTTTCAATCACTCCCATTTGCTATTTAGACGCTTAATAAAAGCCTCTCTGTCTTTCTCAAGGTTTTCATCTACTTCCGGCGTTTTCGTTTCTCTCGTGCTGTCTGTGAGCCATTTGGGCGTTTTTTCTTTTGATTGTTTAACGTAAGGTTTATAATTTTGTTTTTTGCTTTCAAGTTGTTGCTTTTCAAATGCACGTACTTGTTCAATAGATTTCAAGTTTGCATTAAGCCATGTATTCAAAATGCTTTTAGCATATCCCCAAGTAACTTTGTTTCTGTCTTTAGCGATTTTAAGTGATGCGGTAACTATTTCATCTGAATCATTTTCAAATGAATCAAGATAGTAATTTAAATCGTCTAAATTGTAAGGAGTTATGAAACCGAATCCGTTATCTTGGAAGAAGTCGAAGGCAACTGCCTTCTTCTTCTCATTATTCACATTCTTTACATTATCCCCATTCTTTACATTCTTGTTTGTGTTGATTTGATGTTGTTTTGATGTTGGGTTGATGTTTGACTGATGTTGTTTTGATGTTGGTTTGATGTCGTTTTGATGTTGGTTCCTGCCCTGCTCACTTTGATAAAAGTCATAATTGACAATGGTTATAAGGGTATATTTTGATGTTGTTTTGACTTCTAACATTCCATCACTCTCGAGTAAGTCAAGGAAGGTTTTCACTTTAAATCGTGACCAGTTAAAAAGGTCAGACAAGGTCAAAATCGATGTTAATCTTTGTCCTCTTTCTACGGTTACAATTTGGTTTCCAATAGGCACTTTTGCCTTTGAATGATTCGCTTCCATGAGTAAATATATCCATGCTTCAAACTTTGAAAATGTTCTCTTTTCTTTAAATAGCCAATGATTTTGAATTGAGCGATCAATACTTATCCAACCAGTCATATACACACCTCACTTTCAAACCGGTTAAATTAGAATGGTAAATCATTGTCATCTATTTCAATCGGACCATTTGCATTCGCAAACGGATTATCTTTTACTGGTTTGTTATTTGAATATTGCGATTGTCCACGTGTTTGTTGTACTTGTTGTTGATATAAATCTTGTTGAGTGTCATTTGAGTTTTTCGGTTCTAAAAATTGAATACTATCAGCAATAACTTCCGTAACGTATACACGTTGACCTTCCTTATTTTCATAGTTCCGCGTTTGTAACCTACCATCTACGCCCGCCAACGATCCTTTAGATAGGTATTTATTAACGTTCTCTGCTTGTTTTTTAAATACGATGATATTAATAAAGTCTGCCTCGCGCTCTCCTTGTGCATTCGTAAATGTGCGGTTAACTGCTAATGTGAATGATGCTACATTTACACCACTTTGAGTGGTTCTTAATTCTGGGTCTCTAGTTAAACGACCAACTAATATTGTTCTGTTTAGCATTTATAAACCTCCAACATAAACGGGCGCGCCCGTCACTTTTTGTATTTCACTTTTAATGTATTTTGCATTTGAATTTTGACTACTTAAATGAATTAAATGTATTTCTTCGAGTCTAGTTAAATCATTTGCTTTCAACATTCCGATAGCATGTTCTAAGCTAAAATGAGACTCCATAATTCTGTTTGCTAATGCGCTGTGTACACTGCCGTTTTTTATGTTTTCTTGCATTTGTTCATAGATATAATTAACTTCTAACATCATGTGCGTAATGCCGTTAAATTTGTATTTCAGATACTTCGTATCAGTAACATACAGGACCTTATAACCTAATGTGCTTTGTAATAAGAAAGCCACAGGCTCGTTAGCATCATGTTCGATGTCAAACGGTAGAATTGACCATGTACCTATTCGCAGCTCTTGCTTTGCCTTAATCGTGCATAAGCGATGACTTTCAAAATTCATAGCTTGTTGTGTTCCAGCAGTCATATAGCTGATTACACCATTGTCGACAAACTGCTTTGTGTACTTTGCATGATCACCATGTTCGTGTGTGATAAGACACCCTGCTATATGTCTTGTTTTATATTTGAAATGCTTTTGAACACGTTCAAATTTTATACCTGCCTCAAGTAGTAACGTAGTACGTCCATCATTTAAGACGTAGCAGTTACCACTTGAACCAGTTGCTATTGTTTCAATTAAAATGGCTCTTCTTCGCTTTCTTTTTCTGTTGCAGGTTCTTTTATTTCTTCAAAGTCAGATACATCAATAGGCTTATCATTTTCTAATTCTGTGTATTGTGCTTCTTCAAGAACTGGTTGTTCAAAGTCCAATTGTTCTTGATTTGCATTTTCTTCAACTTCTGCGTCCAACACTTCTTTGCGTTGACGTTGTTCGGATTCTTTAATTTGATTTGATAAAAGACTAGCGTCATCCGTGCTGTTTAAAATCTTTTTACATGCACGGTTGATAACTGTTTTTTTAGCCATTTCTTGAGGGAATCTTCTGTGTGTACCGTCTTCTTTAAATACACCGTTATAAACCATTTGTGATTGCTTCCACGCTTCTTCAATCTCTTCAAATGTCATGATTTCAGTGTAATTTCTACTTTCATCTTTAAATACAACTGTTGCATATGCACCGATAATGTTTTGTGTGTTTCTGTTACCAAAAGACTGTGTATGTTCAAGTTCAACAATTTTTCCGTTTTTAGTTTTATACTTAACTTCGTCACCTTCAAATATGACTTCTGCATTAATTTCTTCTGCGCCTGCTACACGTTTAGTTACTGCCATTGTTCCGTGGTAACTTCTTTGGAATTGAACCTTATCGCCATACATAATGAAATAGCCTTGATTCTTAGCAGGATTTAAACCTTGTACAACCATGTCCATTAAGGCGTTTGCTATGCTGGTTGAAGTTGCAAATTCCAGCGCTGGTTTATAACCATCTTTTTTAGATCCTTTTAATTCTTGCAGTTGTAACATTGCTGACTTCATTGCATTCTCAGGCGAATAGTTTGCAGGAAACTGTAAATCTCCTTGTGCTTCTAATGTCTTAACTCTAGATAGAACGTTGTCGCCCATTTTATTGTTTTTTAATAGTAATTCATTCGTCATTTTATATAGTCTCCATTCTTAATTTTTTATCTTGTTCATTTACTATCAATTGAATTTGTTGTGATTCTGTTTTGATAAGCTCTGTTACTGATTCAGCATTATCAATAAATATTGGCGCTGTAACTTTAAAATGTTTTGATAGTGTGTTGATGATATCTAAGCCAACATTAATTCTTGAGGCGTTATTTAAACCGCTGTCATACTCGACACCATTAACCGTTGTTGAACATGTTTCTTCTAATTCGCCGTTAACTAAGGTATTGAATAGCTTAAATTCAGCAATATCAAATTCGTTATTGATGTTTTCAGTAAGCATTTTGACTTTTGTTGTTGTAAATTCTTTTAAGATATAAAGGTCATGTGAATACTTTTCTTTTTCATCCAATAATCTGTCTTCTTCATTTCTTAATTCAGAAATAACATCATCTAGATGTTTATTTGATTTTTCGATTGATATTGACACTTCAATTTCTGATTTTTCTTGAGTAAGTTCGCTTATTTTGTCATCTATTCCTGAAACTTTATCTTGAATAGTTTTCCTGATGTTAGAGCGTTTTTGATTAATCTCATTTATCTCTAACATTACTGCTTTGTATTCGTCAGTTTGCGTAACGTCAACGTGAGTTATTTTCAACTTATTAATTTTGTTTTGTATTCTTGCTGAACGCTCTTCTGC